TAATGCTTTCCCGCTCCAGTCGCTGACACAGTGGCCTATCACGCCTACTCTTACATGCCGCTTCTAGGACTGCATCCAGGTCAATTTGACTGGCGGCGGATGCGTATATGATATCCTCCTGGGCCTGGGGCACAGCAAATACCTCGACGTCGACGCCCCATAGGATGCCAACAAGCCTGCCCCACTTATTAAACAGGCATGATCCTGACGAGCCGAACCAGCCGTAGGTGTGTACCAGCATTGCTTTTCTATCTCGCGAGTTTACAGTTTCAAATCCAGCTATATTTCCCTGGAATGTCAGCAGGTCGTGGCCACTCGGAAAGCCTGTGTAGATTAGGGTTGAGTTGACTTCAGGCTCCTCCTGCAGGATATTGAGTGGAATGGCAGTTCGTGAATTTAATATTGCATTAGGCTGTAGGACTGCAATGTCATACTGCTGATTACTGTATATTAGCTTGGCTTCGACCGATTCGTTGTCACGCCCAACAATAACTATTTTATTGGGGTCGATCTCATCCACTACGTGATATGCCGTAATAATGAGATGAAATCCACGATATGAGAAGTATGATCCGGAGCCGTGCCCTGATCGACTTCTGCTGGTGACTTTGACTGCTGCATTTCTAACTCTTCTTTCAATTATTGATTGGGGTGAGATAGTAATGTTTTCAATGCCGCTCTCTGAGAAGACTTCTTTGACCGCCGCCGCATTTTGGTCACCGACCGTTAAATTGGCTTGGCTTGAATTACAGCTTAACAAAGCCACAGAAAGTATTAAAATTACTGTATTAAAAAGTTTTTTAAAAAACATGAAATTTACCTCTTGAAGTTTCAATTTATAAATATGAAATGTTTTAGTTATACTCAAGAAAAGGAGCGATATTTTGAGTCAAGATAAGATTGTTTGTGAGCTTCTCGACAAGATCGAGACTATCGAGAATGAGATGACGATTCTTCGTGAGGACAGAAAAGATGTCCTTAGCGAGTACAAGGAAAAGCTTGATATGAAGGCATTTCGCGCTGCAATGCAGATTTACAAGATTAGGCGTAAGACGGATAATGATTATGTGGTCGACGAGATGCTGACTGCAATGGGAGATTCTAATGGATAATAAGAGTGACTGGGTTCCTGAGATTGCGTATGAGGAGGTTGAGGATGGTCTTACATCAAAGATTCCATTCATTCAAGTTCCTGATGATGAAGAGATGCCTAGGATGTTGTTTGTATTTGAGTCGAGGGACACCGGTGAAATTGAGCCGGGACCTGACGGCGAGGAACTTCCTGTGACGGAGCTCGATCTGCATCAGTATGCTAACATGGCGGTTCTCAAGGAGAAGCTTACGTTTGTTGAGTATGATAATATTAGGTTTGCTCTCGGTCTGGAGTCGTTTAAGACAGCGTCCATAAAGGGTCACGAGATAACTAGTAATATTCGCGTGAAGTTGGAAGAAAATCCCCTGACACTTGACGATACCTAGGCATGACGAATACTTATCTACACCATGTCGATTGAGTATTCAAAAAAACTGTTAGGAATCCTGGCTGGCGTAGCTGAGGCCGACGATAGGTTTGACCTGATAGAGCGTCGAGCTGAGAGCAAGTTTTATGAGGCTGACAGCCACCAGGATGAGGTGACAGCTCGTCGCCTAAAGCGAGCCAGGCATAAAGGGATGCGACAGGATCTCGACGAAGATCCAGCAATGGGTCAGCTTAGTCGCCGCCGAGTTCCAATGCATCAGGCATCAGCTGGCGTTAGAAAGCCACAGTCCTATCTGACAGAACCTGTATCAGACGATGATGAGATTGAGTATGGTTTTGGTATAGATTATGACCAGCTTGAGGCCGAACATCGTCGAGCCAAGAAGTTGGCCAACGTGACGGGTTATGGTCGAGGTGCACAGTCAGGGCGATTTCCTGGATATGGCGCGTCAATTGCCGGATACATTTCAGAGGACTCCGAGTAGAATTAATCTAAATTTGGAGAGATAATGAAATTACATCAATCAGTTGTTGAGGAACTAATCAAGGCTTATGAGATTTACGGTGGACACCGTGAGGATGTTAAGCTGCGACAGGTCCTTGCACAGTTAGATTTAGCTGTCTACGAGCAAAAGCATCCCCCGCATGATAAGCTTATCGTACTTACAAAAGACCTACAACGCTAATTACGTGTACTCTTTTGACTTATTTGATAAAATAAGACTGTGGGAGATTAATTCGTATGACAAAGTATGAAGTAGGCCAGATCCTGTTTATCCTTGCAGGTGCTAGTAAGGGCGTTGTGCCCGTGAGAATTTGTGAGGAGATTAAGCGTAAGTCGCTTGGTGGCACTACTGTCGATTATATGGTAAATTTCCCTGACAGGGACGAGCCTGTCAATCTAAAGGTGGCCAAGAATCAGGTCTTCATTAGCGAGGATGCTGTCAAGGCTCATATGATGAAGAATGCAGAGCAGGCCATTATTCGACTATTAAAGTCAGCTACGACGATCGCTAAGAAGAAGTTTGACTACTCTCCTGCTCGTCCTGTGATCGTAGCACCTCCTAAGAAGGAACCTACGCCCACGGTGCAGGAGCCAACGCTTGAGTCTATATTGGATGATGTGCCAGTTGACGATCCCCTCCAATTTGAGGAAGATTTGATCAGTGATCAGATTGAGAGCGCTGCTGTTACTGAGGTCGACGGAGTAGATTTGCAGTTAGAGGATGGTACCAGGGCCAGGATCCATCTACCTCCAGAGTTTCAGGACCTGATTGGGACTGGCACTTGAGGGTCCTCATTCTGGATGGCTATAATCTGATGTATCGTGCCTATCACGGGAATCGGTTTGGAGAGTTTCACACGATCTACAACTTTTTTCGGTCACTCAGGCCTATCGTGGAGAAATTTAAGCCAGATCGAGCCTATTTTGTCGTCGAGGGAGAGCCCGTAGGAAACGTTGAGCTTCTAGCAGGATACAAGTCAAATAGGTCTAAGGCGCCGAGTGTGTTTAGTGGGCACAAGCAGGTCTGCATGGATCTGCTGGCAGAGTCGTTTCCTATCGAGATTATTCGACATCCTAATTATGAGGCGGATGACGTTGTCGGAGGAATTGTCAGGCATTGGCATCCCTCAGATGACGTGACAATTATTTCCAGCGACACCGACTTTATCCAGCTTCTTAACGAGTTTGATACTGTCCAACTTTATAATCCAGTCAGCAAGAAGTTTATCGATGAGCCAGACTACGACTATGTTACATGGAAGGCGCTTCGAGGAGACTCGGCTGACGCCATTCCAGGAATTCCAGGCGTCGGTGATAAGACAGCGTTAAAGATGATCATGGATCCTGAGCTCATGGAATCCAAGCTCTCAGCCGACGATAATCGAAGTGTATTTGAGAGGAATTTGCAGTTGATCAGGTTTGATGGACTGGACAATGAGATGACGAGCCTAGAGGTGTCATCTCCCACATACAGCTGGGACAAGGTTCGAGACACATTTAGTCAGCTTGAGTTTAACTCAATTGTAAACGATAAGAGCTGGAAGAAATTCACAGAGACTTTTGATAATCTTTGGGCTCAGCAAAATTAACAGTATCGACTGAGTCGATATTATTTTGCATGAGAAATAATACTGGAAATTCACTGTCTACCAAGGACCTAGAGTCCCTTCGATCCCGAGGCCTGCTGGCACAAAACGAGACAGCAGTCGTTGAGGGTGATCTTATTGTTGCGATTGATGTAGTAACACAGGTTCGTCGTGTTATACACTCAGAGGGCCTGATGTTGGAGTGTAAGAGGACGTTACTGAGGGATTAGATGGAAGATTTTGGCATAAACAAGAAGATAAAGTTTAATACTGATGCACGTAAAGAGTTGCTGGATGGCGTTAATATGCTTGCTGACGCTGTCAAGATTACTCTCGGCCCTCGTGGCAGGAATGCGATTATTGAGCAGCCCGGACAGGCACCACTCGTCACCAAGGACGGCGTTACAGTTGCCAGCGCTATTAATATAAGAGAGAAATTCTCTAACCTAGGGGTCCAACTAGTCAAGGAGGTGGCATCGCGCACCAATGATGTAGCTGGCGACGGCACCACCACCGCGACCGTCCTCTCACAGGCACTCTACTCGGAGGGTTTTAGGTTGATAGAAACTGGATTCGATCCCGTGGAGATAAAGCGCGGAATGGATATCGCCTGTCAGGAGGTGATCACATCGCTTCGTGAGTCATCAATTGTTATTTCAGAGAACGAGGAGATTCGCCAGGTAGCCACAGTTTCCGCAAATGGTGAGACAGAAGTGGGAAAGATTATTGCTCAGGCAGTTAGCGAAGTTGGCAGAGATGGAGCTATCACTGTCGAGGAAGCCAAGGGATTTAACAGCTCCCTGGAGGTTGTCGAGGGAATGCGCCTGGAGCGTGGTTTTGTCTCGCCGTACTTTGTGACAAATTCAGAGAGGATGGTGGCAGAACTGACAGATGCCGTGGTATTTATCAGCGACCTTCGACTTCGCGCTGCCGACGATATCATGCCTGTCCTGGAGAAGGTCCATCGACTTAAGAAGCCGCTGCTGATAATTGCAGGTGAGATTGAGGACGAGGCGCTTCATCTCTTGACAGTTAATAAGATGCAGGGCGTCCTTAGTGTCTGTGCTATTAGGGCACCCGGTTTTGGGGAGTCTAGATTGGCGTACCTGGGAGACATTGCTGTTTTGACAGGTGGTTCAGTCGTCTCTGCTGCGTCCGGAATTGATGTCAAGACAGTCACTGAGGATCACTTTGGAAATGCCAAGAGGGTGATTGTGGGGAGGTCTAGCACAACCCTAGTTGATGCAGCTGGTACTACCGATGAGATTACAGGCAGGGTATCAGACATAAAGGCACAATTAGATGATGTTACGGTACTTGATAATGAGCAGGCGATTCTTAAGGACAGGTTAGCGCGATTGTCTGGCGGTGTAGCCATTATTAAGGTTGGTGGGTCGACTGAGGTTGAGCTGCGTGAGCGAAAGGACAGGGTCGACGATGCGCTGAATGCGACACAGGCCGCCATCGATGAGGGTATTGTTCCAGGCGGCGGAATTGCACTGGTCAGGTCATCTGCCTGCCTGAAGGCACTCGCCAAGAAACACACCGGAGCTGTCAGGGCAGGAATTGAAGTGGTCAGGACCGCATGTCTGGCACCAATAACCCAGATTGCTAAGAACGCAGGCCAGGAGCCTGTTATTATTCTGTCCAAGGTTAGTCGACTGAAGGGTAATCTTGGCTACAATGCAGAGACCGGCAAA